GGTGCTGTTGTCTCAGGGTATTCCCAAACCTTGTACATTTCGAAGAAATCAAGTTCTTCCTTAAATACAGGTCTAATTTCTTTTTGAACGGTAACGGAAACATCTAACTTAAAGATGCCGTTCTCACCGTCTAACCATCTATATCCATACATAAAAGTTGCCTACCTTCGTTAATTTATAGTCACCCTACTGTTTTTCTCCGTCCAGTAAAAGCGTAAATCTCCGGCAACAGTCTTATGGACATTCCACATTTTTTCTGAGCCGTGAATGAATCCTTTATCAAGCAAGAATTCTCTGAAATCTGAAGCGGTAAATTCTTTCGGGAGCGAATAAGCTTTTGATACTTCGTTCCAGACCAAATCCGAAAAGGTTTTGAATTGCGATTGTTTCTTGAGGATTGCTGCCGGAATAGTCTTCTTATCGTTGTCGTCGCCCGCTTCAACTGTTTTATAACCAATGTCAAAAACACGTAATACGTCCTCGAGCAGAAGCGGCGTCCATCGAATGTTTGCCGGTACTGCAGGAAGTGTCGTGTAAAAGTAATCATCAATCTCGCCAAAGGCAATATA